CCCAGACTGAGCATCGTCTACTGCGCCAGTGACTTGAATGTTAGCTGTAGCGCCGTCAGTGTATGCAGCGTCTGATATGCCTATGTAGTTCTCGGCAGTTAGGTTTACACTAGTAAAGCCAGTAGTAAATACTGCCGCAGTTCCGTAATTAGAATTGGAATCGTTCCTATAAATAGCTACTACTTTTTTTGCTGCTTCATCATAAACTGAAAATATACTAAGTGCATTTGAAGCAAGAATAACTATAGGACTTCCAAGACTAACAGAGCTTCCTTCAATAGTTCCAGTAATGACGTCTATAGTAGTATTGTTGTTATTATAATTTATTAATACTTTTTCAGCATTTTTATCGTAACTTAATGAAATTTTGGTAGCAGAGGCGTTTACAAATACTACTTTTGACCCAAATGAAATACTATTTCCGCTAACAGTTCCAATTATTGCTGTCCCGTAATTAGAGTTCCCAGAGTCTTGATAACCTATAAATATTTTGTTTGAATTTGAATCGAATAATATATCAAGCGCATAACTAATTCCGGCTGCATTAAAAATAACTGGGCTAGAAAAGCTAATTGAAGTTCCGCTAGTTGTTCCAACAATAGCTATTCCTGCTGCTGAATTTAAATTGTCTCTACACACTATTACAGTTTTTTGTGCGTTAGAATCGTATGCAGCAAAAAAAGTAGTAGATTGGCTATTGTTAAAAATAGAAGAAGTTCCAAAAGAAATTGTATCGCCAGATACAGTTCCAACTACCGCTTCTCCGATATTTGAACCCCCATTGTTATATGCAATAATTATTTTTTGAGAATCAGAGTCGTAAGCTGCGGAGTTATGAAAGTTATTTGTAGCGAAAGACGAAGAACTGCCAAACGTAATAGAAGAGCCAGTTATATTAGCTACTACTGCTACCCCGCTTGTTCCAGATGTAACACCATAAATAAGAACTATTTTCTGAGCATTTAAATCATAGACGCTGCTAATTTTACCAACAGTTGTACTAGAAAAAACTACAGAAGTTCCAAAAGAAATAGAGCTACCACTAACTGTTCCTACAATAGCTGTTCCGTAGCCTGAGTTTCCGTAGTCATTATAAAATACTGCTACTTTTTGTTGATTTGGATCATAAACAGCAGAAAAGTAGACACTATTTCCGGTATTGAAAACTGTTGGAGAGCCTACACTATCCGTGATAGTTGTCTCAGCAACTACACTAACAGTGCCGTCTGCATTGACTACCACCAAATCGCCGTTGGCTAATGCGCCAGATGCAACTGCTTGAGTCTTGGGCGAAGCATCTACCAGAGCCGTCCAATCAGATGACAGACTTGGGTCAGTAGTGCCACTGGTCGCTGTGTTCGCTCTGTACGATAGATAATTGATTGGCGAGTAAACTACGTCTCCAGCCGTGTAGCTTGTTCCGCTTACCCAGAGAGTCGCACTTAATGCAGCCTCCGCAGCAGCTTGAGCAGCCTCCGCATTTGTCTCGGCAAGTTCAGCGCCAGTTTGCGCAGCCTGAGCAGCAGTGACGTTATCGTTCACCCCAGCGATGTCAGTGTTCATTGCGCCGATGCTAGTGTTCAGCTCGCCCTGCATTGTTACCATCGCAGCGAGAAAAGCATCTGCCCGGGTAACGAACGTCGCCGGAGCATCGGTTCTGGCTGGCGCTACCGGGAGCGTGCTAATAGTTGGTATAGTCATTTAAACCAGTCCTTCGATCTCTAGCGAGATGCGTGAAATTGTGGGATTCGAGAGAATTATATCAAATTCGCGGTAATATCCGTAGATTACCAGATCGTCGTTGTTATCTTCGGCGATCCAGACTGCCGGAGTAGTGCGCAGAGACGAGAGAGTCGTATTTGCTTGTCCGATCTGAGAGGTATCCAGAACCACGTCGACTTCCATTTTATCTGCATACGGGCCATCGGTAATTGTTATGCGTCCCTGAGCGTCAGTGTTCTTCGTCGAGTAGTCTACTATAGATAGACTAGCGCCGTGCTGAGATAAACCGAGATCAGCGAATTGACCTATAACCAGAGCGCCGACCTTCGCGTCTGCCCCGGCGTTCACTGTGACCGAGATGCTTGCGTTCGCATATGGCGGCAGATCTGTCAGAGCGAGCTGATTCTTTCGCACTATAGGCTCGAAGAAATATGCGTACCAGTCCTGAATGCCAGAGTAGCTCGTCAGATTAAACGTCTCGTTATAGACGACGCCTTCAACTGCGTCAGTCATTGTAATTACGACGGTCGTTCCTTCGACGTTTATCAGAGCCAGAGAGTTTACTACCGACGTCGATTGCAGAACCGTGTTGATCTGCGTCGCCTGAACGGTCTGCTCCTGAACCACGGCATTGAACATCTTCCAGCGATTAGTGCTAGAGATTAGCGTCCACCATGTTCCGTCGTCAGTTGTCGGATCGTTCCCGGTATTGCCGCTCTGAACGGATTCGTAAATATTGTGATATCCAGTTGTAACGATAACCCGATCGGCAGCGGCATAAGTAGTGCCGCCAGCCCATGCCGGGTAGTCGTTCTCTGGCACGTCAGACGATTGGAATACTGCGTCATCGATCGTGACTGGTCGAATTATCTTCATTTTATGCCCTCACTGGCGGCAAACCGTTCTTGTCCCAGCGGTCATTGAGTCGATAGAGCTTCGAAGTGTTTCTCGCCACTGCGATCATTACGTCTTCAATACTCTGGCGTAGTCCGCTCATCTCGTCTGCCACCGTATCAGATGCCCGTGCCTGTTCTGCGGTCTGTACGCGCTCTCCGGCGTGCAGCTCTGCGACGTAGCCGTCGTAAGGAACCATATTCAAGCCATCCCGGTGAGACGGTATTGTAAGCCCCATCGCCGCCATTGACGCTTTAACGTCATTAACTGTAAGACCGGGATATCTGTCTTGATAGAAGTTTGCGGCTTGAAATGCAGAGAACTTTCCATCTGCAATAAGTTTTCCGACCTGCGCATCTGAAAGATTTCGCAACCCTTCTTCAGTGAGTCCGGTTTCTCCTATTATTTGCTGTTGCGGCCCCATAGTGCTTGCAATAGCACTATCAGCCATCGGCCCCATATTGCTAGTGCTTATCGAATCAGCGCTAGTATCTGTCGACGAAAGTGTTAGCGTCGTTTGTTTTGCCGCATCTTGAGCCGCCTTTGTAACAGTAAGAGTCGAGACATCTGCTGCATTAAATATTGTCTCTGCCGCCTGATTTGCTGTTTCAGTTATGGTTGAGCCAGCGGAAGATTGCTCGTTATTTATTCGCTCCATCTCTGATTTGAATGTATTTGCTCGATGCTCGGTTAATACTTCGCCCATCGCTTGCAATATGCCTTCAGCAGTTCCGTTTCCAACTATCTGACTAATAACATCTGACGAGAGACCGTTACGCGATCCAACTGCCGTAACCCACTCGGCAGCGTAAGTATCCATCTGCTTTTCTATCGAGACGCCTTTGGTTCTACCCTCTTCGATAAACGTGCCGAGCAGAGTTCCTGATCCGCTACCTTCAACGCCAAGACCGCTGAACGTGTGTCCAGCCAAGTTAACGTCATATCCGGCGCTTTTGGTGATCTCGGTCATAATCGCATCAAGATCGCGAATCGGCTTAATAGCTGCCGCAGCCTGAGCGTCTGTCGCGTTTTGCTTGAATCCTATCGGAGCGAACCCAGACTCGAATCCTTCAATAGCGAAAGTATTCTGCCCGTTCTGGTTCATACCGGGAGTGACTGCCATCGTGATACCAGCAGAAGACGTCGGAGTGCCTCCGCTATCCAGTGCGAATCCGGCGGCAATCGCTGCAATCGCAGCAGTCACCGGGTTAAATAGCATCGCGCCAAGACCAGCCCCAGCAGCAGCCGCAGCCGTTGGCGGCCCCATAGTTCCAGCAGCAATTCCTGCTCCCTGCCCGAATAAGCCGCCGATAAATGATCCAGCAGATCCGAGAGCGCCGCCGATCATTGCTCCAGCTCCAGCAGTTCCACCGCCAGCAACAACTCCTCCACCAGCAGCAGCACCGCCACCACCGATAGCGCCGCCAGTCAATATCGAAGCAGCGCTAGATGCGAGAGATGCTATAGAGCTTCCAATTGATGAGAATATCCCGCTGAACATCGAGCTGATCGAAGTGCCTAATCCGCTAAATGTCCCAGAAATCATTTCGGCAATCTTTGAAGCTGCCCAGTCCGCGATAAATTGCAGAATCATCGCTTTGAATTTCTTGGCGAGATTATCGAATGCATCTCGACCGTTCTCGAATAAGTCCATAAAGAAGCCAGAGATGTTATTCTTCATCTCTTCGTATGCTTTCGCTGCTTCTTCTGCAACTCGCTTCGTTTCTTTCTCGATGGCCTTCTGAGCCGCGTCGTTATCCTTCTCTAGCTGCTTTGCTGCGGCAGACGCTGACTCTATTGCATCCTTCTCTGCGTAGAGCTGAGTAGTTGCTTCGACTATCTGCTCGCCGAGTTCGGAAGTAGCATCGACTCCGGCTTTCTGTAGATTGTTGCGAATGGCGATTTCGACGTTGCTCATATTAAGAGCTTCGGTCTCGTTGCTTATCTCGCCAAGTAATTCCAGAGTCTTAGTGCGTGCCGCTTCTGTCTCTGCCGCCAGCTCATTCGCTGCGACCGCTGATTCGTCTATTGAAATCGCGTAATCAGAGAGTGATCGATCCGCATTTTGATAGTTTCCATCTGCCGTAGCGACTTCGGTATTCATCCCGGCGAGCTTACCGTTTAACTCTTCTATACGGTCTCGACTGGCAGCGATCGAAGTAGAATATATGTTGGTTCTGGTGTTTCCCGTCTGTAGCCCTTCCAGAGTCGTGCTGTATGTCTCGTTAAACGCATCGAACGCATCTGTCGGGTTCTTTACCGCAGCAGCGACCGCCGCCATAGTAGCGACGGCTCTATTCTGAACCCCGGTGAACATATCCATAATGGAGTTGAGAGCGCCGCCAACTGCTTCGAGAAGGAATATATTCAACTTCTCAAATGCGATCTGAATATTGATTCCGGCTTTCTCTGCCGCTTCTTTTATCGA